AATAGCCGAGGAGTTTGGCAGAGCCAAGTGCCTCTATCTGGTGGTCGATAGTCATAGAACTACTCTATGGCATTACTCAGACTTATCGCTACTGCCCAGCGTGTCTTTAGGGTTGATGATTCTTATTAGAACTGGTATTGCAGAGATCCAAACTGTGTTAGCAACCACTAACCAGTCAGCTGCAGTAAACAAGAATGGCAACTTGCCAATAGCGAAAACCGCGGTTAGAGATGTTGCCAGGAGAGAGCGGAGATAACTTGAGAGAATCGGGTTCATTTATTTTCCAATCTTAGGTAGATATTTTAGAGGGTCCTCGACTGGCATGGTTGCCAGATGTTCTGATGGTCCACACATGAGATGCAGATGCGGTCCAGAGCTCGTCCCAGAGTTACCGCTGTGAGCAATAACCTCACCTTGACGGACTTTCTTTCCAACTTTGACCTCAGCTTTGTCTAGGTGACAGTAAGCGAAAACTCTTAGCCGTCTATCATCCTCACCACCAACCCAGCAACGCAGCTCGACAACATGACCTAGGATTTTGGATTCATAGACTTTGACAATAGTTCCAGTGCCAACGGCTTTGAGAGGTGTTCCAACTGGCACAGCATAATCAACACCACGGTGAGGACCAAGTCCCATCGCTTTACGTTGCTCAGAATGAGTTCCAAACAAGTCAATGATTCTGGCAGGACTAACTGGATGGAGCAAAGTGCTCATTAGCTAAATGTTCCAATGTTTAGGAATGTTCCATTTCCTAGGTAATTGAACTTGATGTAACTGCCAGCATCGGTAATCCATTGGTTATCTGTAGCAACTGGAGTAACGGTCATAGATGGATAAACTTTTACAGAACCAGTGCCAGTTACAGTGATATAACCTTTACCACTAAAGAAGTAATACCTTGAACCACTGATCAGCGAAGTGAATGCAATAGGAGTATTTTGAATAAATTGAACTGTTGGCGTGGTAGCGGTTGCGTTAAATGTTGTGATGTTCGAACCAAGAATACCTGTTGATTTTAAATCAACGGTTGGCGAACCTGAAACAGTGCTAGTTGTAAAACCTACGGATGGTGTCTGGCTAGGGTTACCCGTTACAAAAGTTCCCTTGATATAAAACGCATAATCAAACTCATAAGTGTTTCCAGCTGCAACAGTAAATCCATAAGTAGCTGTGCCTAGTAAACTCTTAGCAGTTGTAGTTAGCGTAAAGTCCAGTGGATTGAAGGACCTTAACAGATACATTGCGTCAGGGACGTTAGGTTGCACCCATTGAGTGTTGTAGTTCGTTCCGTCTATCTTTGAGAGAATCTGACCTGTAGTTCCACCAGTAGGGACACCCTGACCGTTAGTTCCATTGGTTCCGTTAGTTCCAGCTGCCCCAGTGGCTCCAGTTGCTCCAGTTGCTCCCGCAGGGATACCAAAATTGAAAACAGCAGCTGAGGATGTTCCAGCGTTAGTGATAGTTGGTGTAGATCCAGCAGATAAACCAGTTACGGTTCCAACGGCAATAGTCGCTGAGGTTCCATTAGTTCCATTAGTTCCATTGGTTCCATTGGTTCCATTGGTTCCAGCTGCACCTGTGGCTCCAGTCTCCCCTGTTGCTCCTGTTTGACCTGTAGGACCTTGTGGACCCGTGGCTCCAGTTGGACCTGCTGGTCCCTGAGGACCAGTTGCCCCTGTTGGACCTGCTGGACCCTGTGGACCTGTTGGACCAGTATTACCGACAGCAACCAGAATTAGTAAAACTGAATGGCTATTGGCGAAGTTTGTAGTTCCAGTTCCAGCCGAAGCAATTAGGGTTACTGGATAGTTGTCCCAAGTCGAGTTATAGGTTGGAGTGCCTGTCACTTCCCACTTCTGGTAATTAGCAGAATTGTTTTTGTCCTGGATGATTAGATAGTCACCTTGGTTGATTAGATCTAGGAATACGCTGTCATCCTGACCATCTGCGTCAATGTGGCTCACTCTTAAAGCTGTAGAACTAATCTGAGTTGAGTTATTCCAGCCAAGTTGGTTACTTGTAGGGTCTCCAGACGTAGTGTTAGTTTTAGTCGAATAATGGTAGTGAGTTGCAGAACCACCAGATGCACCAGTAGCACCAGTATCACCCTTTACACCCTGAGGACCTTGAGGACCAGTCGCACCAGTAGCACCAGTAGCACCAGTAGGACCAGTAGCACCTGTAGCACCTGTGTCACCTTTAGGACCTTGGATACCTTGAGCACCTGTAGAACCTGTCGCACCTGTCGCACCTGTAGCACCTGTAGGACCTTGAGCACCAGTATCGCCTTTAGCACCGGTAGCACCAGTAGCACCAGTCAAACCAATAGGACCCTGCTCACCCCTAGCAAAATAAACTCTTGCATAGATGGAATCAGGGACTACAACCTTGACAACAGGGTTGCTTGGAATGACAACAGTTACGATCATTTGACTATTTCTGGAGTTACTTCAACCTGCCCTCTGGCGAGTGTCAGCACCTTTCCGGTCGAGGTTTGAGTGAGCTCTAAAGCCCAGACGTAATCAGTCTTAACTAGGGTCGCAGTCTGAGCAGGTGTTAGCGAGAATCGCACAGAGTTATCTGAGGTGTTCACGGTAGGGACGATGTCGATGATTGCAGCTATGGATGGATTCTCTCGAATCTGCAACTTAGCAGTCCAACCAGTCAAAGAGAATGCGACACCATCAGCGTCAGTAGGGTAGAACGAACAGTCACCTGCAACACTAGGAAACGTTGAACCTGCAAGAATCTGCAAGTCGAACTGCCCATCAGTTACGGTGTAAGTTTCACTCACTTACAGGTTCCTCAACTACTGGAGCCTCAACTACAACCTCAGCAGGTGTGCCATGGTCATGAGGTGCTGGAATCCAAGTTGTGACTACTGGAGCAGTCTCTTTGTCTTTTGCCATTTACTTATCCTTTGTTAGTTTGTCGAACTCTGCCTTTAGTTTGACATGTTCCTTATTTAGTGCCAGGTATTTGTCTCGCCAGTGATCTAGTTCAGTTTTTAGTTGCTCAATTTCAGTTCTAAGTTTATCTATCTGAGTGAACATTTCAGCTCTTAGACGCTCCTCCACACCGATGGATTGTGTCCTCCTAGTGGATAGATACTTTAGGAAACTTGAGATGCCTGTGCCACCGAGGATACCTGAGAGGATTAGCAACCAGTTGCGGTCGTCCATTAGATACCCCTCCATAGTCCTAGATTTACTTCCCAATGTTCTGAGGTAATAGTATGCCCGATACGACTGATTAGGTAGATTTCCTGAAGTGTTGTGCCACCAGCAGAGAACTCAACCTGCATCGGATAGCAGATGTCTTTGTCCAAGATTGTGCTGAGAGTGCCGTCACGCCTAACGGCTGGAACTGACACTGACTTGACCGAGCGAGGATTAGCAGCTGCTGAAACTTGTGATGCCCATGCACCAAGAGTTCCTAGACCTGAGGTGTTCCAAAAGTTCACTTCGAAGTCCTGTGACTGACTACCATAGTTTGTGACGGAAGTTGAATTAGTTGAAGTTGCAGTTGATAGTGAACCTGTCTCAGTTACCTTTACCACGTTAGTGATGTCGTCCGAGTTGTAGGAATAGTCAATGGCATCCATGCAGTAATGGTTGGCACTAGAGCTGTGAACGTTAGAGATGGTCGGATTGCTACTGCTCCAGGTAGTCGCCTGAGCGGTGTTGATGTCTGCACGGGTTTTCCAGTAACATCCAAAGTTATTGTTGGCCCAGAACCAGCCAAGTTCAGCATCGAGCAACATGTTTAGAACATCACCTGAAATAACATCCACCTCGAAATAGTCATTGGCAGCTGTAGAACTGCCACCACTTCCAACCTGATTCCAAGCCACTCTGGTGTCCACTGCTCTAATAGCGTTAGCAAGATTAGTCATCACAGTTCTAAATGATTTAGCAGATGCTGTTCCGGTGATGCTGAATGATGACAGCCTAGTGTTCAAAGCGATTCTGGTCTGGTCATAGGCAGTAATGACTACCTCAAGTTTTTTAGTTGTAGCAACATAAGCCATTGAAACATTCTGGATGTAGCCATAAAACAAAATATATCCTGATGCGTCAATCTTGATTGGCATGTTCGATTTATATTGAGGTGTCCCCACTAGATCAGTGAGACTAGATTTCATTAGACGAACAGTTGCCATGCCAACACTAGGTCGAGCAAAAACACCATCCTCAATATCAATGCCACGGTCAATGTCAATCTCAAAAGTGTCGCAATGCAACTCAGTCCAAGAATCCTCAGCGTATTCGTATTGAATACTGATGTCAGTCTTTATATCGAACGGCATTAGTTAACCAGATACTTTCGACCTGTTTTCTTTTCAAAGATTTTGATTTCGCGGATGATATCAGAGGCACTGATGGTTGCTTTGTTGATGTTGATTTCATAAGTCGCATTACCTGTTATAGATGACTGAACTTGAGCTTGAGCACCAACACCATAGATGTCACCTCGCAACCCAAGAATCTCAGACAACTTACCTGGAGACTGCAATAAACCCTTAGCAACAATGTTTCCCTGAGCAGGACCCATCGAGATAATCTCGTTGATGAATGACTGGTCTGCACCCTTTTTACGGAGAGAGGCTAAGTTCTCAGCGAAACCCTTAGCAGCTGCGGCAACACGCTTTAGTTTTCCAATCAAGAAGTCAGGGTTGAAAATAGAGTTCTCATCCTCACCTCTAGTGCCAAACGCTAAACCAATAGCATCACGGAACTTCTCAGCTGTGGACTTGACCTTACCGACTTCCTTATCAAGAGCCTCACGAACCTCTTTAGCAAGCTCTTGAACCTCTTTTGAGACACCTTGCCAAACTATTTTTTTATTTACAAAAATGGCATTCAAACCGAAGTCAATGGTGACTTCCTTGTTTTTGTATTTGAGGAGAGCATTCTTCATTTCCTTGGTGATACGGGAATCAGACAGAATGTTAGCTAACGCTGAAGTGTTTTCACCAGTAACTGGATCTCTGTAAAGTCTGGTGCGGTTCATGAATGTCAGTTGGTTCGGGTTTGTTGCACTCTCTTGAGCGTCAGCATATTCATTAGCGTTCTGGCTCGCTGTATACCACATAGCACCAAGAGTTGCCACAGCAACGATAAGAGCACCAATACCAGTTGAGATGATTGCAGTTCTCAAAGCGATGGTTTCAATTTTGGCAATCTTGGTTGCAATTTCATAAGCCTTTACCGCAAAAGTCACGGCAAACCATCCAACCTTTAGAGCCACAAGAGCTGCAACAAGAGCCATGATCACGTTGGCATTCTGGATTAGGAAACTTGTAGCGTTAGTAATTAGGGTTCCAATGAATCCAAAAATGTTGGCGACAGTCTCTAAATTGTTCTGACCCTCAGGACTTGATAGATAGTTGGAGAACTCTTGCAACGCTGGCAACAAAGTCATTCCAATGGTTTCCTGCAATTCACCAAAGATGATGCTGATTTTCTTGTAAGGGTCATTGTTCGCCGCGGTTTCAGCTGCACCCTCAAAGGTTTTATTTAGTCGCTCCATGTAGTTGCCGGTAACGTCAATACCTGGAATGAGTTTCTTTAGAGAAGTAGTGTTACCTGTATACGCTTTAGATAAAGCACCGACAACACTTCCTAAGTCTTTACCTGTTCCAGCCGAAACATCAAGAGCAGTGTCTAGGAGTGCCTGACCACCAGCAAGAGAACCAGTTGCTCTAACAGCCTGAGATAACGCTGGACGCAGTTCTGTATCGAGCACCGCAGCTGAGAGCTGTGTTTTACGAATGTAACTTTCAGCAGACTTGATAGCAACATCACTTGCACCAGTAGTGTTCCTGAGAGCGTTAGAGAGAAGTGCCTGGCTCTTGATGTCCTCAGATGCCGCTTTAGCAGACTGCTTTAGCACCCTAGTAAGAGCTGCAAAACCAACAGCCAAACCAGCCGCACCCAAAGCCCTATTCAAGCCACGTCCAACCGTGTTAGCAGTCTTTTGAAGTTTGAATAGATCCTTGGAAACAGCATTCATGCCACGGCGGAAACCAGACGGGTCAGCAATAATTTGTAGTTTTAGAACACTCATTCTCTGACCTTGTCTCTCAATGCTTTACTGATTGCTGAATACTCTCGCAAAGTCATGCCCCTGGCATCACCGATTGAGAGATTCGCATAAACAACCATGAATGCAATTCTTTCCGCCGACCTATCGGCACTTACTCTTTTGGGTCAGAATCTCCGAGGAATGCCTCTTGAGCATCCTTTAGAGGAACCTTGCCAGCCATCTCCAAAGTAAAGTTTGGATCGTTTCTTTTCTTGATTACGAAAATAATTGCTTTCAAGGCTTTACCCTTAGGAGCACCAGCGTCCATTAGTTGGTCAATGGATGTTCCTGCAATTAGTTCAATTTGCTCAACCTCGTCAAGCGTTAGGCTCTCAAAGTCGAACTTGGTTTCATCATTGGTGGTCATGTTATACCTGTCTATTAGTTGAATCGAATAGGTCACGATTTAGGTTCACGTTACCTGCAAAAGGTTTCTTGCTGTATTTATTGTATATAGCAATCAGGTCTTGCATGTAAAGCGGACCGATTCTTGAACGAACCTTTGAAGCTGCTTTAGTCATGTATTGACGCTTGGCAATTTTCTTGAAAATAAAGTTTTCACGGTCATACCACCAACCCCACTCTTGGACGTTAGCGTAAGGAATATTAGGGTCCTCACCAGCACGGACAATAACACCTTTGACAGAGTTGATTGCCTTGATGGAACCTTGTAGATCACCATTACGAAATGGCACTAATTCCCGAGCCTCTTTCACAACGATGTTACCGACCCTAAGGTTCAGAGCACGGAGTTCTTTATCCGCACCCATCGCCCTAAGGCCAGCAACAACTTCGTTCAAGCCCCGAATCTTGATTTGTGATTCGGTTGTAGCCATGACTACTAAGCTGTGGTCTTTAGTGTTACACCGTAGTAGACAGGTGGAGTTGCACTTGGAGTGTGAACAGCGTTCTTTACAGATAGGGTCACAGAGAACTTGACAACATCACCGCTGTTTAGGCTTAGAGGAGGTAGTTCATCGAAAATGACAGTTCCTGTGTAGTGAGGCTGTGAAGCACTTGCAGTAGCGTTACCTGATGGAGCAATGGTGAATGCAACTTCGGTTCCGAAGTTAGCCCACAGGATTCTGTAAAGAGAAGCAGTATCGCCTGAGGTTACACCGTCAAGCTGTAGTTTCCACTCTCCACCAACACGAACCTCGCAGAATGTCTGGACATCGCCAGGAGCGTCATTCAATGTTAGTTCGACTAGGTTTGCATCGCATGAGTATTCGGTTGCACCGATTTTGAATGAGATGTTTGTTGCTTTGATTCTGGTTGATGTTGCCATCGGATTCTCCTAATTTAGAGTGTTATGGATA